AAGAATTCTAATGCATCTTCTCCAGCATTAACCCTTAATCCTTGTCCTGTTTGTCCTGAATAAGAAGAAGGGGTATCTGTTAAGGCAAGAAATGTAGTAGAACCGGCGCCACCGCCACTTGCTCCTTTCCTTCCTATAAATATATTTCCTCCTGCCATTTATGCCCTCATTGAATAGGGCTATAAGGTTCGAAGAGTTGTATAAACTCACGTTTCTTAGGTCGCCCTGATAATGCTATAAAGTCTTTGATGAGGGTGATATCCTGGAATTTATTTATTGACTCTAACGTGAATTGATCTCCTTTACTAACTTTATCATAAAGCAGTTTAGAAAAGGATGGCATCTTTTTAGAGAATGCTAAATTTCTTATCAACGCCTCATCGTAGATTTGCTTTGCTAGATTGACTAACACATCATTTGAGTATTGTGTTTTTCCACCATTATTTAACATAGAAAATAATGAAGCAACGATATTCCAATCTTGTGCTACGTCTAAAGATTTGGCTGAGTTATATTCTGTAGGATTTTGTAATAATGATTGATTATCTAACAATTTAAAATCTTTAATAAATGTATCAGGATTATCTTTATCAGATAATACAAGTTGTGGTGTTTCAAATATTTCTACAACATCAAAATTGTATCCGTATAGAACTTCTTTATTTCCCCACCATTTTTCTCTCTCAGAATTATTTATTCTATGTTTCTCTTCCATTTCTTTGAATTGTTCAAGTGTAAGTTTATCTGGCATCTTTAATCTTAAGATACCTAAACATAAACCATTTTCCATAAAGTAAAAGAATTTACCATTTGTATTTTTATATAATCTATCATCAATAATCATTGTTTTCATTCCGGTTGCAACCATTCCTGCATGCGGTGGTCTTAACTGAATACCTTCCCTGCTTTCTGATAACACTTGAGAAATATAATCATTAAAGAATAATCTTGTTCCATCATAACCAAGAGATAATGAAATTTCTTTTGTTCCTTTAATCTGTTCCCAGTATTGGTTCATCTCGAACTCTCTTGTATGATCTAACGTTCCTTGTTGTAAAAATACTGATTGATTAGGTGATACATTTTTTAAGAATTGTAATGCATCTGCAATAGTATTATCTCCTTCTTGAAACCAACTTACATTATCAAATAATAAAACTTTACTATCTTTAAAATTATTTGTAGTAAGTTCTTTTGACATTGGTGAGAAAGTCATTCCTAAAAAATTAAAGCCATAACGATTGCCTACTTTGAATGGATGTATCCGCATATTATTAACTTCGAAAGGAACATCATCTTGAAATAATTTTATATCAAGATTCTCTATATCATATTTTTGTGATAACTTTTCTTCTGTTTCTTTTGACATGAATGCAACAATTTTATTTCTTCCTAACTTTTCAAATAATGTAGAAACTCCACCAACAGAACTTTTATCAGAACTTGAAAATAAAATAAAATCAACATCATTAATATTTTCTCTTTCTAGTTTTTTAATAAATGACGGCGGACAATCTATTGCAAAGGTTGAGTCTTTCATTATGACTGCTAGAGAGCTATGAGCCTCTTCTTTGTTATTCAAAAAAACGACTTCCATTTTATTCAGTAGGTTGTATTGGTTGTTGAGGTGGTTGTTCAGGCAAAGGTTGTTGTTCAGGTTCAGGTGGATCAGGAATCTTTTCTATTTTTCTAATATACTTCTTCATGTTATCATCTGCATCTACTAAACCATAACGTGCATAGTTTGCAAGTCTTTTTCCTCTTTCGTCTAATTCTTGTGTTCCAAGTAATTCCCAAACTAAATTAGGAACTTCATCAAAACCTTCAAGATCGCAAATAGGTTTGAACATATATTTTCTTATTGATTCAATAGTCTTATCAACAATATCTCTTAATGTAAGTTGATACATATCTTGTTGATTTCCAAGTGTTGCTCTGTTAGTGGCTTCACCGCCACCTGTTGCAAATGGTGCTGGTATTCCAAGACCTGCAATCTCTTGCGCTCTAAAGTAATTTAAATTTTCTTTAATGTCTGCGATACCTTCACTCTTAAGATAATTTACTTTGTAATAATAAGGAACAGAAAGTTCTTGTTTGTTACTTGATGTTTTTAATTTGTCAAGAATGGATTGAATTTGTTGAGGTGTTGGTTCGTGATTTGCATCACCAACTTCTGCAACAATAGTTGGAAATCCATGTCGCCATATTGAATTTGCTAATGCTTCTTCAATGTTTAATTTTCTTAATGATGTTTTATAAATTGGTTCAATTAATCCTAATGGATAAAATGAATCACCAACAGAAAATAATTTTATGTATGCAATCATTTCACGTTTCATAAAAATAGAATTAGGAGGCATTGTAAGTTTTTCACTTACATCTTTTGGTGGTTCTATATCATTCTCAATAACAGTTCCAAATGGAAGTGACTCAACATAACCTATTGGGTTTCCTGATTTATCAAGAATGATATTTCCATTACCATCTTTTGCATAATCCATTTTTTTAGGATCTATAATATCCCAATCGACAATTCTATTTCCTTTCTTATTAAAAATATTTTCAATCCAGGAACCACCATAGATACATTGGTATTGATAAATTTTAGAAAGTAATTCTTCCCAAGTAATATCAGAACCTGAGTTACCTAAACTTTTTAGAAACTTTGTAAAGTATGCTTCTACTTTTGGATCTTTAGCGACAAGAAGATGTTTTCCAGACATTATTGTTTGAACAATTTTATTTATCGCATTAAAGATAGTTGGATTATTCATATATGTTAATTCAAGTTCTAATTTTTTTACTCTAATGATTTGTGGTGTTGATTTCTTTGCTCTTGGATCTCCGCCACCAAATGAGTCTGGAGCTGAAATATCTGCCATTGAAGATTCAACAGGAAGACTACTCTTTATTAAAAATACATCTCTGATAGTTCTCATAATGATTACCTCTCTTATTTAGCTCTGACTGCTCTACATCGGGAAATTATCTTAGGCATTTCCTCAGCCAGGAAGTAAAATACCAGTCCGAAAGCAATTATTGTTTTCAGATTAAACTGATACCTCGACGTGATAATAGAAATTAAGAAGGATAATAATACGCCATAAACGCCAACTGTAAATAGGAAATTGTAAGAATAGATAACAAACTCATGTTTCAAAATCTTTTTAAAAAAGTCTTTGAACCTAGTCTGAGCTTGTTTTTTTATTGCCATCTTTTACCTGAACCTATCCTTTTATAAATAAATAGTAAAACTTATATAAATAATTATCTCTTAGAAGGCCATGAAATCCATAAAATCCTTCTGTTTCGACACACCATGGCAAGCCATTGCTAATGCCATCACTGTATCATCATGAGGTGCTTTACTCTTATATGTTATCTGACCGCCTGGTGTTCTCGTTTCAATAATAGATAATAACTCTTTCAATAATTTGTTATCTACGAAGTTCATACATAAAGGATCTTCTTTATCTCTAGGAATAATTAAGTCTTTATTCTCCATCATTTGTCTTAAATTAATAAGCATCGCATTTCTATTCACTGCATCAAAGTTCGCAGCTTCACAAGGAATACCTGCTGTTCTAAGTTCTTCATATACTGCAGCACCAACATTACTTGGATCAAGAATGAATTTAATAGTAGATGCTGTTTGTTCAACTATTTTACCATCCTTAGTTTTTTCTTCATATGTCTTTCTGTATGCTTGATATAAATCTTTTAATCTTAAAACCTTTGCTGCTATGGACATTCCTTTATGAGTTTCTCCATGTAATATAGTGGCCTTAGCACCAAGTTTGTTAACAACAATATAAGAATCAAAATCTGCTCTTGGACCATCAGCAATAGCAAAATCACAACCTACAACAGTAAATCCTTCATGAGCACTCATAGAAAATCCAGTTCCTAAGGCTATACATTCATTTAAAATATGCGCAGGATAAAGAGCATTATCTACAGCTGCTTTTGGGTTACAAAGATATTCTCTTTCGAATGCTGCTATACCTATCTCGTTCTTAATCCTCATAAGTTTATCCATAGGGAAATGTTCAGGCCAAATAGACTTTCCATTTTTTATTGCAGGATATGATCCGCCAACATATTCTGGATTGCTCAATAACTCTTGCATTAAGTCTGCCATATTATCCGGAGTAGAAATTGCTACAACAGTTCCATTCTTTGCATTTGTCCTGGTAACTACAAACCTATACCAAATCTCATAATCTTCATAAGAAGATACTTCATCACCAATTAAATAATCAACATGAATACCTTTGATATTTTCAGAATATGGTCTACAGAATATTTTACATCCTGTTGATAAAGGTAATACAGAAGCAGAACACCAATTACTTCTTGGCTTATCTTTAGGGATAAGCTCTTCAAGCCATTCATTATTCTCTATATAATCTTTAATCTCTGAAAGAACTTTTCCTGCTTGTGGTAAAGTCTTAGAAACAATACACATCTCTTTATTTTCCATTGTAGAAGATATCCATAAAAAGAATGCCCTTCCTAAAATTTCAGTCTTGCCAAAACCTGTTGCACATTCAATGGCAACTCTTCTATTATTCATAATAAAATCTATCCATTCAAGATGGTATGATTTTACCATTAATCCCATAACATGCTCTGCAAAGAATTGAAAATCTAAACATCCTATAGAAAACTCTTCCTGGGACATATCTCCCATAATTTCTTTCTTAGTTCTCATCGTCCCATATTAATACAGTTGCTCTTCTACCTTCATATTTCTTATTAACATAAATATTACTAGAACTCTTGGCACCTTTTTTAACAGTGGTTTCAACAACAGATATATTTGTAAATAGTTGTTTGATAACATTTCGAAGATTATCTATTGTGAGTAATCGGTCAACAGAATCTTTTGGTTTAATGATTGTCTCATCATCATCAACATCCATCTATAACACCCCAATCTGATGGAGTAAGAACATCTATGTGTTTATTCACAATTTTTCCATTATGAATAATCATAGTTATATCTACTCCTCTCTTCAATATATTATCTAAAATTGTTATCCGTTCTATCATTTTCTTTCAAACACAAATGCGAAACTTTCTTTATATTCTTGATTTACTTTAGTATGAGATACACCATAATTAGTCATATTGTATCCTAATTCTTCAGCAAATGCTTGGATCTTCTTCATATCTTCTTCCATAGTTTGACCTCGTTAAAATAAAAAGGGAGGGGGCCGATTGACATCCAGGTGAGTGGGAACTCCCCTTAAAGTATTGGCTCCTCCCATAAAGAAAACATATATTTAATATATATTTAAACTTTTCTATTTTAGAAAGAAAAATAGCAGAGGGAGGATTTGAACCTCCGAATCCTTGTTAGGAAGAGGGTTATGAGCCCAACGCGATTGCCTGGCTACGCAACACTGCTATAATTAATAATCCCAATCTTCTTCAAGCCATTTTAGAAGAATAACTACATATTCAAGTCTAATATTATCATTAGTATCTTTTAACTCATATTTAAGTTTTTTCCTTAAAGCTTTCATTTCAACAAGAAGTTTCTTCATATCTTTTTTCTTGTCTCTAGTTTCTCTAAAAGTGTGCCCTCTAATATGAGCAGGAAGATAACCAGTATCTGCAAAAACTAATCCTCTCTTGCATCTATGGAATGCTTGATGACAAGTGTTACAAACAGTAACTCCATTCCTTTCTGTCCATCCACCATTATTTCTTTGGAATTTAATATGATGAAAAGTTAGAGGACTATCTGGCCATTTACATTCTGTGTTCTGACATTTGAATCCATCTCTTTGAAAAACTTTACACTTAACAGTATAATTATGATAAAGCTTATCTTTATCAGATTTTTTCATCTGTTTAAGGTTTTCCTCTACCCAATCACTAAAGAAGTCTTCTCTTGACTTTACTTTCCTGAATGAGGCATAGTTGTTTTTTGGTTTTTCTCTTGTCATTTTATTGAAGGGCAGATATCGAGGCTCGCACTCGATTCTTGGGAGTCACAGTCCCATGTGTTACTCATACACCATATCTACCATATACCGATGGACGGATTCGAACCGACGTCTCAGGTTCCAAAGACCTGCGAGATTGTCCCCTACTCCACAACGGTGTAAATAGGCGCACCGGGACTTGAACCCAGAGCCAAGGTTTAGAAGACCTTGATGTTGTCCATTACACTATACGCCTGTATAGGCGTGGTAGGAATTGAACCCACATTTGATGGTTCGAAGCCAACTGTCCTGTCCATTGAACGACACGCCTAAATCTCATTTTTCCTTATAGGCATTGTGCCATAAGGTCTTTTGCATGAATCACAAAATTTTGAATATTTTGATTTAAGATAAATAACATCTACTGCAGCGTTTACACTGCCTAAAATGTCTGTGTCTTGTTTGGCTTTCTGATTTGTTTTTTCCTTTGTCGAACCATTTCATGTTAATCTCCTCCTATGGAAGTAATGGGATTCGAACCCATGGTTTTCCGTATATAAGACGGATGCCTTACCTGTCTTGGCCACACTTCCAATATAGGAGTAAAGGGAATCGAACCCTCACTCTTCCGAATATCAGTCGGATGCTTTTCCAGTTAGCTATACTCCTATGGCGACACTACCGGGAATCGAACCCGAGTCTTGTGATAGACAGTCACATGTGCTCCCACTACACCATAATGTCAAAGCGGAACAGATGAGACTCGAACTCATTTACTTCTGGTTAACAGCCAGATGCATCGACCACTTCTGCTTCTGTCCCATGGTCTCCACGGCAGGAATTGAACCTGCGTAAAGCGGGTTACAGCCGCCTTTGTGCAAACAGCAATCTCGTGGAGTTAATGTGGTTAGCAGGATTTGAACCCACACTACGTGATCCCAAATCACGCATGCTTCCAGATTACATCACAACCACATATGGTAGGCGTATCCGGAATTGCACCGGAAGCTCAGGTATGTAACACCTAAATGTTGCCTATTACACCATACGCCTATAATACTCCCACCGGGAATTGCACCCGAGTCGCCTGACCGAAAATCAGGAATGATTGCTACTACACTATGGGAGCGTATGCGCCTGACGAGATTTGCACTCGCTCCTCCTGGGTGGAAGCCAGATATGCTGCTGTTAACACCACAAACGCAAAATATTGTATTGCTCACTACGATTCAAGAAAACGATGCTCTTGTAGTTTTAGTTTAGATTTTGAGAATCAAGTTTTGACGAATCGTAACAAGCTTTAAAGTGAATGATTGCCGAAGACCGGTATATAATCTACCTGAATCCTTGCCATCTCTCTCCCTTCTTGTTGTCGAGTTGTCATAATGATGATATAGAAACATAAATAATATATAAATCTTTCGAAGGAACAAGCGAGAATTGAACTCACACCTATTGGGTTGCAGCCAATCGTCTTACCATTTGACTATTGTTCCGTAAATCTTAAATAATATAATGCATGCAATGCTTTGCATTACTAAATGCAGATAAGGGGATTCGCACCCCCATGATCTCGATTAAAAGTCGAGTGCATTTCTAGGTCTGCCATATCTGCGTAAAATGGGGCCGGTAACGGGACTCGAACCCGCACAAGGCTGCTTACAAGACAGCTGCTCTGCCACTCGAACTCCACCGGCAATGTGGGTAGAGGGAATCGAACCCCCGATACGACTAACGAGCCAGATATCTTCCACCAAGATGGCTTAAGTTTCACCACTTAGTGATCTAAGTCTGGTGCCTTACCACTCGGCTCATACCCACGTAAGGACTCTGCGGGACTTGCACCCGCGGCTTTCTGATTGCAAATCAGAATTTCTGCTGCTGAATTAAGAGCCCATGGCGGTGACGACGAGATTTGAACTCGCAAGCATCTTACGACACGCTGGTTTTCAACTCTGGGTGATCCAGAACTCCATTCTGGGCTAAATCAGCAGACCAGTGAGCAACCAACTGCTCAACGTCACCATTGGTGGAACTGATGGGATTTGAACCCATAGTAATATGAATTTCAGTCATACGCCTTCCCAGGTTTGGCTACAGTTCCATATGGGATTAGCAGGAATTGCACCCACATCTCTTGGTCTGGAGTCAAGTATGTTTCTATTGCACCATAATCCCGAATATTCTTAACAGAAGTCACCACAAATTCGGTGTTGTGTTAATTTTTTGAAGAATAAGTGGCAACTCAACAATCCTAATAGGATGTTAAACTAAACGCTTTAGTCAATGACTTGGTGTTACACCATAGTTTGAGCGTTTTATCTGCCATATTGAATACAATGATACAATAATATATAAAACTTTCGTAAAAATGTGGTGATCTTTGTGGAGTAACGCGCACCGGAGGGATAGGCTCCAGAATTGTTGCATTGGCTTAAGCCTTGCTCCATATAGACCACCACAAATCATATAATAATTATTCGAATTTATAATGTCTGCTGTTTTTCTATCTTATTTAAGTCAGCAATGCACTCTTCACGATGAGAACAGAGGTAACAAGGGTATCTTGTGAACCTATATCCATTAGGAACTGGCGGTAACACTCCTGTTTGTAAGCTTTCATACACTCTATTGAAGTTTTCAATCGTTTTTTTGTATAATTCAGGACAATAAGTGACTTCATGCTCAGATGTTGCCATGTTTCGCTTATCAATATACACAACTTTGCCCTTTTTCGCCTTATCAGTATGCAAATATAGGTTTAATTGAGCTACATGTTCCTCTTTTGGCTTATCTAAAGTGTATTTTAGGTCAGATGTTGTCTTAAATTCGATATAACA